TAGATACGTATAAGCTATTTAATAAAAGTATTAATATAGATTTACAAAAAGGATTTCCAATACTTACTGGTAAAAAAGTGTATTTTGATAAAGGCTTAGCAGAGTTTAGATGGATATACGAAGGAAGAACTGATATTAAATATTTAAACGACCACAATGTAAAATGGTGGAATGGTTATGGGCAAGAAGATTTAGGTAGAGTGTATGGGTATCAAGTAAAATCTTTTAATGGAATATTTGACCAAATTAAGTATGCTATAGAAGAAATAAATAATAATACGAGAAGGTCGGTTATTACTTTATGGAATCCCTGCGACTTAAATAAACAAGTAATACCTTGTTGCTATACGCAACTTAATTTTGTACGAACGGATGATACATTAAATATGGTAATGCACTTTAGGAGTAGTGATGTTTTTTTGGGCTTACCTTATGATATAATTGTAGGTGCGTTATTTTTAAATAATATAGCTAAGGAAACAAATTTAAAGCCTAATATGCTAGGGTTAAACTTAGCTGATGCACATATATACAATAATCAAATAAATAGTATAGAGCAATACTTAGATAACAAAATATACAAGCTGCCAGAGTTATTAGGCAATTACGACAATTATTCTTTAACAGATTACACAACAAATAAATTTATTAAAACAAACTTTACAATATGAGACTAACAGATGAATTTGGTAAAATACGCGATTGGGCATACGGTCGAGGGATATATGACAAAGGAGATATTAAAACCCAGTATATTAAATTAATGGAAGAGGCAGGGGAGCTAGCTGAAGCAATATTAAAAAACGATTCAGAAGAAGTAAAAGATGCTGTTGGGGATATGGTTGTGGTATTAACTAGTATTGCCTATTTTAATAACACACCTATAGAAGAGTGTATTAATAGTGCTTACGATGTAATTGCTAAAAGAAAAGGCAAAATGGTTAATGGTTCATTTGTAAAAAGCAAATAATGAGAATAGTATTAAAACAACCTAATTGGAAGCATATAACATTTAAAACACCTAAAATAAATTTTTTAGATTGGGCTAAATCAGGTGTTAAAGTTGTAATAGGAAATGAAGAATATGAGTTTAATAGTAGTACAGAGTTAGAAGCTTTACGACTAAGTATACAACCGTCGTTTAAAGGTAATGATACATGTTTTATAACTACTGATGAATTAAAAAGTATATATCATAAAACTAAAGAGCGTATGGAAAAGATACAGTTATTGAATGGCGACGTATATAATAAACCAGAGTTATTAGAGAAAATGTATGACGATAACTTTTATTACGGTGAACTAGGAAAATATGCTTTAAGTTCTTCAGCTATTAAACATCTTATTGACTCACCTAAAGCTTATGCAAGGTCATTAAATTTTAAAAGTGATAGCGGAGCATTTAAAATAGGAAGGTTAATACACTTGGCAGCATTAGAGCCAGAAAAGTTAGATACATTATGTCACGTAGTTGAAGTACAATCAGCGGTTACAAAAGCCTATAAAGAAAAAGTAAAAGAGATAGGTAGTTCACAATTTGTATTTACCCGTAAAGAGTATGATAAAGCAATGTATACGGCAGACGCATTATTACAAAATGATATATGGCAGGAACTAACTCGGGGTGCAGAATTTGAGCAACCGGGTTTTGATATATTACATGGTTATCCATTTCGTGCTAAAGCGGATGTGCTGGGTCAAGGGTATATTGCCGATTTGAAAACAACAAGTGACCTAAAAAACTTTAAATGGAGTGCAAAGAAATATGGCTATGATGTACAGTTATATATATATTGTAATATATTTAAAGTACACTGGAAAGATTTTAAGTTTTTTGCTATTGATAAATCCACAGGGGATTTAGGTATATATGACGTAACTGAAAACTTTTATCAGTCAGGGAAAGATAAATTAGAGTACGCATTGAAAATATATGAAAAATATTTTGTAAGAGCAGAGGAAGACTTAAACTCATACGTGATAAAAGGCACTCTTGAATAAAGACGTAATACAAGAATACTACTATTTAACCTTACTAGATATAAGAGAGGGTGTGCCACTAGACGAACTAGAGGAGATTATTAAATTGTACGAAGATGTAGAGGACTACGAAGCCTGTGCAGGAATATTAAAAGCGATACAAAAAACAAAATACGATACAATACAAAACATTATTAAGTTAGAGAATGAGAGAGATAATTACGACTCAACAGATTGAAGCAGTAATACGAGAAACACTACAAGTAAACATTTATAACAAAAACAGAGAGCAGGATATAGTAGAAGCAAGAGCGATCTATTACCATCTTTGTAAAAAGTTTACAATGCTCAACTATACGCAAATAGGTAGAACAGTAGGCAAAAACCACGCAACCGTACTACACAGCCTAAAGAAGCTAAAAATGTGGAGAAAACTATATGATGATTACAACAGAACGGTAGAAAGATGTGAGGCAAAAACAAAGTATATAATAAACCTCCTCCATAATAAAGATGTATCCGTAGAAGATGCCTTAATAAAACTACAGAACCTTGAAGAAGAAAACAACAAACTACTCCAAGACAACATTAAGCTAAACCTTAAAATAAAAGATTTAAACGAAGAAAAGAAAAGACAAGACAAATACTTAATAGAAATGGGTTACAAGTCTAATATGGGTAGAGTAGGAATGAAATACAATATACAATGATGGGTTCTTTTTTAATACTGTTCTTCATTGGATGGGCAGTTACGTTTGTGAGTATATACCACTTCTTTCAGAACTACTATCAGAATAAAGATGATGATTGTATTTAACAAAAGGTTTATAATTTTATTGTATAATTGATTAATCAAAAGTTTTTCAAAGATGCCAAGGGGTGGTAAACGTATTGGAGCAGGAAGAAAACCTAAAGATGTAGAAAGTGATTTAATAGAAAAACTATCTGCATACGAGGAAGATGCTTTAGCAGCCATTATTGAAGGTGTCAAGAACAAAGAATTTAAGTACGTTCAATTGTATATGAACTACTTGTTAGGCAAGCCAAAGGAAACAAAAGATATTTCTGTAAACGAGGACTTGCCGCTCTTTGTTGATTGATATGCAGATAAAGAAAACCAAAGCACTTAATAAATTAAGGAACCTAGATAGTAGGGTAAAGATAGTTAGGGGAGGAACCTCTGCTGGTAAAACTATTTGTATCTTGCTTATTTTAATAGACTATGCTATACGAAACCAAGGTAAGGAGATTAGTGTAGTAAGTGAAAGCATACCACACCTACGTAGAGGTGCGTATAAGGACTTTTTAAACATCCTAAAAGGTTTAAATAGATATAAAGATAGCCAACTAAATAAAAGTACCTTAAAATACACCTTTACAAACGGAAGCTATATTGAGTTCTTTTCTACTGATCAGCCTGATAAACTTAGAGGAGCACGGCGTACAGACCTATACATTAACGAGTGTAATAATGTGCCTTTTGATGCTTATCAACAATTAGTAGTAAGAACATCAGGAGATATATGGTTAGACTATAACCCTTCTGCATTGTTTTGGGTAGACAAGGAATTAGTAGGAAAAGAGAACACAGACTTTGTTACACTAACCTACAAGGATAACGACAGTTTACCTGAAAGCATTGTAAGAGAAATAGAGAAAGCTAAAGAGAAAGCAAAGACCTCAACCTATTGGTCGAATTGGTGGCGAGTGTATGGACTTGGTGAGATAGGTAGTTTAGAAGGTGTGTGTATTCCTGATTGGAAAGAGATAGATACAATACCTAATGAAGCACGTATAATCGGTTATGGGGTTGATTTTGGATGGAACGACCCTACTGTAATTATTGGCTGCTACAAATGGAATGATGCCTATATATTTGATGAGGTGTATTACAAGTCAAGCACAACATTAAGGGATTTGTCTTTGTTCTTACGACACAATAACATCACAGAAAACCTTATTGCGGATTCAGCAGAACCAAAGAGTATAGAAACCCTACGCAGGGATGGACACAGCATATACCCTTGTACAAAGGGAAGGGATAGCGTAAACTTTGGTATAAACCTTATAAACCAAAACGAAATATATGTAACAAGCAGAAGCAGGAATATGAAACGAGAACTACAAGGCTATATATGGGCAAAGGACAAAGAAGGTAATACACTTAACAAACCAACAGGAGAACATCCTGACTGTATAGATGCTGCACGTTACATCTTGACTGATACATTAGAGAACCCAAATAAGGGTCAGTATTTTGTATATTAAAAATATTTTATATATTTGAACAACAAACAATTTATATTATGGATTACAAAAACACAGATGAGTACAGAGTAGTTAAACAACTAACTGCATCAGAAAACAGAAAGGCTTTAAAGAAAGCAGCAATTCAATTAGCAATATCAGGTGCTATATTATACACTTCTTATTGGGGATTTATATACGGATTCTTATGGATAATGAAACAGTAAGAAAGATGACACAATGTTGGGATAAAGGTTTCTTTGTAGAGCAGCATCCTATGGGAAGAGGTTGGTCAAAGAAGCCGTATCCTGTACAGCTTGTAATGGATTTACAAGGGCAGAAGGTGATGGGAAAAGGTTCGTACAAACAGAACAGTACAGAGTTAATAGAAAAAATATCAGAAATGTATTTATATATTCATAAAAGATTTATATATTAGTAAAACTTTTAGATTTCATTTTGATTGTAGTTAATTAGATTAGTTGATTAGGGCAGCAGAGATGTTGCCCTTTTTCTTTTATACATATTCGTTAAATATTTATTGTTATTATATGAAAGTAGATGTACTTGTGCCAAGTAGTTTAGAGGATATTACTTTAGAGCAGTATCAGAAGTTTGCAAAGATAAACACAGAAGATAATGAAAACACAAATTTCCTTATGCATAAGACTGTGGAGATATTCTGCAACCTACAATTAAAGAATGTTGCAAGAATCAAATTTAACTACGTAAAACAGATACTAAACGACATCAATAAGGTGTTTGAGGAAAAAACTGACCTTGTACCAAGATTTACACTTGGCGGTGTAGAGTATGGATTTATTCCTGCGCTAGATGATATGTCATTAGGTGAGTATATAGATCTAGACGAGAACTTTACAGATTGGGAAACGATGCACAAGGCAATGAGTGTACTATACAGACCTGTAACACTTAAAAAGGGGTATAGATACCAAATAGAAGAATACGATGGAATACAGTATGCGGAGGTAATGAAGAAAGCACCTCTGAATGTTGTAATGGGGTGTATGGTTTTTTTTTACAGTTTAAACAGAGAATTGCTGAAAACTACCCTGAACTTTTTACAGACGGAAATACCCAAACAGATGACTACGGAGCAGCTTCAAACTTTGGAAAAAAGTGGGGTTGGTATCAGAGCATCTATGGAATCGCTAAAGGGGATGTATCCAAGTTTGACGATATTACAAGACTAAACGTACATAAGTGCCTAGTATATCTAGCATTTGAAAAGGAGAAAATAGAACTAGAAAGACAACAAATTAAAAGACACCAAAGATGACAGGTTTCTATAACATAACAGACAAAATAAAGGACACGCTAAATGCAGAGCCATTTGTAAACACAGTTACCTATGGTAGTCTTGATGATGTTGATTTAAATAAGCAGACTATATTTCCCTTGTCTCACATTATCGTAAATAACTGCAGCGTAGCAAACAATACCCTTACATTCAATATTAGCGTACTAGCGATGGATGTAGTAGATGAAAGTAAAGCGGAGGTTACAGATGATTTCGTAGGAAATGATAACGAGCAAGACGTACTAAACACTCAACTAGCAGTATTGAATAGATTGATAGCTATTCTACAGAGAGGGGAAGTATATACAGACAAGTATCAGGTGATAGGTTCTGTAGGGTGTGAGCCTTTTGTAGATAGATTTGAGAACAAACTAGCGGGATGGGTGGCAACCTTTGATGTAGTGGTAGAAAATGATATGACCGTATGCTAACAAAGGGATATACATATCGTGTCCTAGAACAGTTTAAAAAGTTCGTTATTCAGCAGTCAAGAAGTAGATTGACCAAAGCTAGAAAGAACGTAAACAAGAAGCTGTACAATAGTATAGATGGAGAGGTAAAGATTAATGACAATTCATTTAGCCTAGATTTCTTCATGGAGGATTACGGTATATTCCAAGACAAAGGGGTAAGCGGTACAAAAAAGAAGTACAATACACCTTATAGCTATACAACCAAAATGCCTCCTGCCAAAACACTAGAGGATTGGATAAGCAAAAGGAGGTTTCAGTTTAGAGACGAAAAAGGTAGGTTTATGTCTTACAAGAGTATGAGTTATATCATAAGACGTAGCATCTTTGAGAAAGGTATAAAGCCTAGTTTGTTCTTTACAAAACCATTTGAGCAAGGGTTTAAGAAACTGCCTGATGAGTTATTAGAGGCATACGGATTAGACGTAGAGGATTTCCTAGCCTATACACTAAACAATGAAAGATTGAGATGAGTACAAAAATAAATGTTAGAAGTCCATTTCACTATAAAGTATCAGGGGTAGATGTAGACCTTGTAGAACTTACAATGTACGTTTATTCGGGAACAAAAGATACGGATAAAGGAGACCCAAAACACGTTATTAGAAAGCCTGTAGTAACAGGAAATGATTACGTAGTATTTGAACTTGCAGAACTAATAAGAGACTACCTAGAGCCTAATTACAAGACGCCACTAGCAGACAATGTAGATTACGTTAAGTGGGTACAACTAGGGATTAGAGAATATAGTTTAAAACCAAAGGCAAACGATTTAACAATAGTTGTAGAGAAAAATGTAGCAAAGGTTATAGGCTTGAATGGAACAGATGATAGAAACAAAGCATTGACGTATACTATAACAGACAACCCATCTAATGGTACGGGATCTAGTATAACCAACACCAAGTTTACCACATATACACCGAATAATAATTACGTAGGAAGCGATTCATTTAAGTACACGGTAAACAATGGCGATTATACAAGTGCAAAAGGAACGGTTAATATTTTAGTCAAAGAGGCAGGGACAACTTGGGATAGTGGAAGTGATGTTTACTATAGTTCTTCATCATTAGCAAATGCTAGGCAGAATACGATTGACCAAACCAACAAAGCAATAGATTTAGCACAATGGGATGACGCACATAATTACGTGCATAGAGGGTTTTCAGCGACTACACCGTACAACTATACACAAATAGGATTATTAGATATTGACAGACAGCACTATCAGAATTTAAGTAGAACTATTCCTGTTCTAGATGGGTACTATGGTATTAAATATTGGGTAGATAGTTTGCAAGGGGAACTAACAACGGAGCAACAAGCAATGATAGCAACTTGGGAAATACAGAATGGTCAAGTGGTAAAAGTTTTTATATACGATAATTGATATGCCTGAAACAAAGATAAACGTAAGAAGTCCTTTCTTTAAGAGATATACCCAGGCCAATATGAGCAAGGTAACGCTGGATATATACGTGTATTCAGGCACAAAGAATACAGATAAAGGGACAAAGGTTCTACAGATAGTTAGAAAGCCACTTAAAACAACAGACAATTACGTAATAGTGGAACTATCTGGAATCATTAGAGACTACCTAAAACAGAATGTAGATACCCCATATAACGACAATATAAACAATGTCAAATGGGTACAAATAGAATCAACAATAACATAAGATGGCAACAGAATATTTTTTAGCATTTGATGGGTATGGTTACTTCAATGAGGGTTCACAACCTGAATTAAGCAGACACGCTCTTATATCTTCTAACTACGTTTATGTACCCGAAGATACAAGCATTAACATACCTTTCTTTACGGGGGATGATATAGAGATAGTGTACACTAGAAACGGTAGTCAAACTACAGAGGATTTGGCATCAGTATTTGACAATACTTCGCAAAAGGCGATTAAGTATATATCCTTTACACCAAACACAAACGATACACCATACGATATTAAGGTATATAACAACGGACAAACAACACTACACAAGACTATAAAACTTGTGCCTATTTGTGAGCCAAAATACACTACGGTAAAATGTGTATTTGTAAACAAGTTTGGAGTGAATCAGGAAATGTATTTCTTCAAACGTAGCAAAGAGAACCTCAACGTAGAGGATAAAAGTTTTAGTAGAAACATTGTAAGCACTTCAAATGCTCAATATGACACTAAAGATAATTCTATGCAGAGGTATGATGTAACAGCTACAACATCACTACAACTAAATACAGGCTTCGTAAATGAGGATTTCAATCAGACTATTGAAGAACTATTCTTATCGGAAAATGTTTGGCTAGAATGGGAGAGTAATACACTTCCTGCGATACCTAAAAGCAAAGCACTAGAATACAAGACTTCTGTAAATGACAAGTTGATTAACTATACGATTGACTTTGATTTTGCACATAACACAATAAACAACATCCGATAATGGTAAACTTGCAGTTATACATTGAGGGCGAACACGTAGAGTTATTTGAAGATGAGGCAATCACTATTGTTGATAGCATACAGAATGTACGTGATATATCTAAAATATTTACGGCATTTTCAAAGACGTTTAATGTACCTGCTAGTAAGGCTAACAATAAAATATTTAAGCACTTTTACAATCCTGATATTACAGAGTTTGATGCTTCTGAAAAGGTAGATGCACAAATCCACGTAAACTATCAGCTATACAAAAAGGGCAAGATAAAGCTAGAAAGTGTAAAGACTAGATACAACAAAGCGGAATCCTACAGGGTTACATTCTTTGGTAATACGGTACAATTAAAAGACCTTATTGGGGAGGACAACCTAAACCAATTAGACTTATTAGCGGAGTTTAAGTTTGACTACACAAGTGATAATATACTATCGCACCTAAAAGATACAAACAATGTAACGATAGGAGCGACTACGTACAATGACCCTTTGATAGTACCCTTAATCACCCATACAGACCGCTTATATTACGATTCTACACTAGCGGAAAACAACACCAATAACCTCTACTATGTATCGGATAGCCAAATAAGCAACGGTGTAAAGTATTCTCAACTCAAACCCGCCATCCGTTTATACGTTATCATAAAGGCGATTGAGAACAAATACGGTTTAGAGTTTAGTGATGACTTCTTCAATACCACAACAGCGGAGTTCTATAACTTGTATATGTGGTTACACAAAGAAGAGGGTGGACTAACCGAAAAGAAAGAAGCGTTTGCGGACTTTCAAGGTGCTACGGTTACAAGCTTACAGGGAGATGGTGCTAGTTATTTCTATGCGGAATTGTTTGATAAAGGCTTTTGGGTAAAAAAGAAAGACAAGAAAGACACGCTATTTCTAAAAATAGAGATAACCACAACCTCAACGGAGGCATATAGATACGTTCTATACAAAGACAATGAAGAACTAGAGAGTTTTGATGGTATCACAGGGAACAAGGTAGTAAGCACCGATTCAGGAACAGACGATTTTGACAGAGAGCGTATAGATAGAGAAATAGGTGTATATCGTATAGCGATAGAGGGGGAGGCAAATGCAACCTATACCGTAAAAGTAACGAAACGTGCAGTACAAAAAAGTAAACTATTTAACCCTGTACACAGAGCGGAATTTACAGGGACCGTATCTATTAATGCACTTGACGAGGTAAACACAATGACCCAACTACCCGAAATGAAAGTATTAGACTTTCTGACAGGGGTATTTAAGATGTTTAACCTTACAGCATTCGTAGATAACGACAACAAGATAATAGTAAAACCACTGGATGATTACTACGCTGATGGTACTTCATACAACATCACTGAGTATATAGACAATGCCCAAGCGGAAGTATCTACGGTTATTCCTTTTTCTGCTATTAACTTTAGTTATGAAGGACTAGAAACCAAACTAGCGGAGCAACACAAAGAGCAGTTTAAGAACCAAGAATGGGGGAATACTCAATACATAGGTAACGATATAAACAAGTTTGAGGGTGGAGAATATACCGTTAAAATACCCTTTGAGCATTTCAAATATGAGCGTATATATGACGATGCATCAGCGGTAGATATAAACAACCCATCTACCACAATACAATGGGGATGGTCTGTAGATGTAGATGATAATAGCGTAGTGGGTAAACCATTGCTTTTCTACCCTATTAAGGTAACAGATGGTACTGCAATTAGTTTTGTAGGGAGTAGCAGTAAGCAAAGTATAGACGATTATAGAATACCAAGCAACGCTTTAGACGTAACTAATAGTCAAAACCTACACTTTAATACGTTTCCAAACGAATATAAACCCACTATACTGTACGATAAGACACTATTCAATACTTACTATAAGTCTTATATAGAAGAAGTGTTTAATCGTCAAAAAAGAACCTTTAAATTCAATGCTTATTTACCTTCTAGAATACTAGCAAACCTAGAATTATCGGACAAGTTTATAATATTTGATAGGGAGTATAGAATCAACTCAATACAGACCAACTTAAAAACAGGTCTTTCACAATTAGAATTATTAAATATTGTAGTAGCGGACTTTACAGAAGAACAATTCGAGAACTACGTTACAGCGGACACTACATTACTAACGGCAGATACTACTTCTGTAAATGCAGATGCAACCTTATGATAGAAAATATATTAGAAATGCTAGAAATAGCAAAGGCACAAAAGGAAATAGGTAAATATACACATATAGCATTGGGGAAAAACAACCTACCTACTAAAATCAAAGATGGATATAAACAACTAAAATACGAGTTATGGGCAAAAAGATAGTAATTGAATTAGAGGTTAATAATGATGCTGCTATAGATGACCTTAACGAAGTAAAACAAGGCTTTAAAAAGGTTATAGATGAGCAACAGAAACAGACCAAAGCCACAGAGGAAAGCACGAAAGCTACAGGCGAACTAGGAGACAAACTAGATGGAGTTACAGGAGGTGCTGTTACTAGGTTTAAAAACCTTGTAGGTGGGATACAATCCTCTACCAAGTCATTAAAAGCAATGAGGGTAGCTTTAATAGCTACAGGGATAGGTGCTTTTGTTGTCGCTATAGGTACACTTGTTGCGAATCTGCAAAATAGTGAAGCAGGGTTCAACAGAGTACAGAAGCTATTAAGACAATTTGGAGTAATTGCAGGAAATGTAACGGACATATTTTACTCTTTAGGTACTGCTATCTTTGGTTTAGTTACAGGGGATTTTGAATTAATGAATCAAGCCTTTGATGAAGCGAAAGAAAGAATATCTAACTTTGGAGAAGAAACAAGAAAAGAGATAGACCAAGCAGGTGCATTATCCGATAAAATAGCGGAGGCAAATAAGCGTGAAAGAGAGTTGCTGGTAGAACGTGCAAGGGTAAACGTAGAAATAAACAAACTAAAAACCAAAGCTGCACAAGTTGATAAATTCACATCAGAAGAGCGTATTAAGTTCCTAGAGGCAGCAGCAGCACTAGAGGATGACATCACTAAAAAAGAAGTTGATTTAGCTAAAATTAGACGAGACATAAAGATTGAAGAAAATTCATTTAGTGAATCAACAAAAGAAGATTTAGAAGAAGAGGCACAACTAACTGCTAATGTGATACAACTAGAAGAGCAGAGGTTGATGAAGAATAAGGAGATTCTAGGGGTTGCAGCGGGATTAAGAAAGGCAGATGC